TTAACCCTGCCTGGCCGTTTGTTTTTTTTCATCAGAAACCTACCATGATGGGATTATTGAAGAATCCGGAGAGATCCTGCTGGTCGTTGCCACCGTTAACCAGAACACGGCTCATTGCTGTGAACAAGGCCGCAGGGCCATCAATCTTGGCCTCAGGTGTGGACTTATTTGGGAATATGTTCTCGTTCCGGTCCGGTTTGACGGTTACGTTGGACATCATCCAGTTCATCACCGGGTGATCGCTGTGATGGAAGCGGCCACCGTATACCAGCGCTTCGACCTCTTTCATCGCCTCAGAGAAATTGCGAACCGTCTGCGGTACTTCCACCAGCGGCAACCCTTCTTCTGCCAGCGCAAGGCTGAACTGCGTCGCACTCCACGGGTCAAAGCCGATTTCTTTCAGGCTCTCGCCAGCAACCCACAGCTGTAGCTCTTCCTTAATCTGAGCATGGTCGATTACATCCCCGTCGGTAAGGATCAGCTTGTCCATCCCGGCCCACTTACGATAGAGCTCTGCCATCTGGCGTGAACATTTCTCAAGGCGTCCTTCCGGTAGCCAGAATTTGAAATCCGCATGAACGTGGCCATCTGGCGCGCGCCAGACTTTCGCGGCCGCACAGATATCAATTTTGTTTGACAGGTCAACGCCCACCCAGGAGGGATAGGTTTTAAGTTCGTGCTGCGGGGCAATAAACTCGCATCTCTCCCATTTCATCATGTCCATCCAGGCTGACTCAGCGGTAACCCAGATATTCATGTGCTTGGTGAAAAAGTTAATTCTGGCCGAAACCTGCTCTTTCGCCTTTTTAGCCAGGCGGCGCAGGTCATCCCAGCGCTTACAGATACCCAGCCCCGGATTCGCCTTCTGCCAGACTTTTTCATCAAAGGGATCGTCACCTTCATCTAAGGTGTAGATGATGGCAAAAAACGTATCGTCTTTTACCAGCCCACGCAGCACCTTGATGGCGTAATCACGCAATTCGTAGCAGATGCCTTCTTTGTTGAAACCGGCGGTGGTGATACCGAAAAGCAGCGATTGCAGACGCGCACCGGTTGCCGTCTCCAGAACGTCCCAGACGTCACGGGTTTTGTGAGCATGCAGCTCGTCGACGATGGCACAGTGGATGTTCAGGCCGTCGAGGTTGTTCGCATCTGATGATAAAGGCTCGAATTTGGAGGCCGTTTGCTCCTGGTAGATAGCGAGCTTGTTGAATTCGAAGATCCGCCCAAGAGTGGCTTTCGCCTTCTTGACCATATTTTTCGCGTCTTCAAAAACAATTCGCGCCTGGTCACGGGTGGTTGCAGCGGAATAAACCTCCGCCCCGCCCTCGCCGTCAGCGCCAGCCATATAGAGCCCCACGCCGGAGCAAAGTGTTGATTTGGCATTTTTACGGGCCACCTCAACATCTGCTGTACGGAAACGCCGGACCATCACCGGCCGACCGCTGCCGTCGTTACGCAGGACGGTTTCCCCCGTCTCTTCGTTAACCAGCGGGATAACAAAACCAAAAATATTAATCAGGATGAAAACATGCCAGTCCATCAGCTCAATAGGCTGGCCTGCCAGCGCGCCTTTTACGTGAGGAACAAAATTATAGAAATTCAGAATGTGCTGCGCGCGCGGCTCACTGAAGAAAATACCGCGCTCTTCGCCATGTGCCAGATCGTCAAGAAAACGCTGACAGGCAAGGCGCACGTACTCACAGGCAATAATTTCCCCCGCCACCACCCTCTCGGCGTAGCGGATGCCTTCTGCAACCTTAGCCATTAATCCCTCGCTTTCATAAACTCGGCCAGCGGATCAACCGCATCAGGACCTTTTGCATTCACTTTAGAGCGGCTGGCTGGCGTCATGCCGAACTCACCGAGCATGGCGCGCAGACGTTTCCAGGCATCAGCTTTCATGACGGCTGCCGGGTGAGCCTTGATCATCACATCCCCGCTCTGCGTTTCGGTCCGGTAGGTGTACCCCTCAATTTCAAGCGTGTCGCAGTGGTGCCGGTATTCGGTATATGCCTCAACCAGCAACTCAAGTGCTCTGGCGTCCAGTTGGGACATCACACCGATAGCATCGAGCTCGTCGGCCATCCGCTTAAACCAGTATTTCCCCTGCTTGTCGAAATGCTTCGGCGTTGGGGGTACCCCTGCAACTGGCTTTGGTTCGTTTTCATTAATCGGGCGTTTTGATGGGTTACCCCTCACCAAACGTAGATGGGTCGGGGTTTTCGGTGGTCCAGACATAATCGAAAACTCCTATTAATCATCGAGTGGGGGACCCCTAAAAAAAGTTTTCTAACCTGCGGCGATGTGAAAAGAGGTTAGGCGGCGGTCCTTTGGGGTGATTCCCCTGAGGTTTTTACCCGCCCTCCCCCTTTGACCAAATATCTGGATGGCACAGATGATCCCTGATGCGGCGAACATGCGTCTGCGTAATACCGTAGCGCTTTGCAATTTCTACCAGCCTCTTACCAGAACTCGCCTCTCGCTCAATGCTCAGGATGATTTCTGGCTTCAATTTTGTTGCGACCGCTCGCTGTCCGCGCCGCAGACAAGCGGCCGTTCCGTGCTGCATGCTGTCTGAAGTGTTCTCCTTTGGCGTTCCCCAAGCGAGGTTTGTTTTGCAGTTGTTCAGCGGGTTGCCATCCAAATGGCGGGTGATATGGGCTTCAGATGGCTTTGGCCCGGTGAAGGCAAGCAACACAAGCTGGTGTACTTGCTTCTTCACTTTCGTATCATTACCGGCTCCGGTGTTTACATTCACGTGCCAATACCCGTTATGTAGCCGCATCGACAGCTGCCGAACGCTACCTGAGCGGAGCGAGTAAATAAGACCATCTTCACTTGCCAGATATCCTGGATAACCGGGAATATCTTTCATCTGGGCGTGCGGAAGCCCTGAACCATGTTTCGATTCAGTCATCTTCACCTCGTTACTTAATTTCTGTTCAGGCGTTCGCGTGCTGTCTTAGCTTTATGGCAGCCGCGGCAAATTGATTCCAGATTAGAGAGATCGTCAGTACCGCCTTGAGCTTTCGGCTTGATGTGGTCCACCGTCTCAGCAGGTGTATACCTTCCATTTCGCAGGCATTCCTGACAAAGGTGTTTATCCCTGTCGAGAACGATTGGGCGCAGCCTGTCCCACTTACTGCCATAACCGCGCTGGTGCCTGCTCTGTCCTCGCTGATGCTGCTGCCAGCCTTCGTTAAGATGCTTGGGGCAATACCCTGAGCGGTCTGTGGTTGTGCCAGGGCAGCCACGCTTGCGGCATGCTCTCGGTATTAACGCAGGCATTAGGCTAACCTCCATGCCCGGCGGCGTTCTGTTCGTGGTGCTGAGTCAGGATGACACTCGACTGATTCAAAGTCTGCATGGTCCACCAGCGAGTAACACGGATAGACCACTGCACCGCCCCAGGCATCACCCACGGCATAATCAGCGGGCTTACTGTTATCCCATCGAGACAGCACGCGGTTGATATGTTGCGGAGGTACGCTATAGCACACCCCGTGTATCAGTCGCGGCAGAGTGATGTAGTCAGCCTGAGTTTTATCAGCAACTATCAACCGCTCGGCTATCTGCATTTGATACTGGGGTGGTCGGCCTGTACCGAGATAAAAACTCACCAGAGAATCAGGGAAGCGGTTTAGCCAGTGACCTATCACCAGCTCAGTAAGACTGCTTGAAGGCTGAGCATCATCTTCAACAACAATTACCCGGCATGTTTGTTCTGCTGCCCATTCAAGCGCGCGGCGATGATTCCAGTTCGCGCCGTGGTTACCGTCATCAATCAACAAATGAGCATCCAGCAGTGCAGCAAGACGTTGTGCATGACCTAAGCGAGAGTGATGGCCGACCACCACAAACTTTATCAATTCAGCCACCAGATACCCCCAATAAAAAAGGCCGCTCGATGGCGACCTCAGGATGTTTAGTAAAAATGTTAACGGCGTGCGCTTATGAAATTCGGGATGGTGTCGCCTAATGCAGACCCATCTAAAAAATCCCCCTCGAGCTCTGGCACTTTAATTATTCTTCCGCCTGTTTCTTTTTCATAATGAAACGGGACAGTTACTTCTTTCCCGTCGATCATAACCAACATAGTTCCTTTAGACTGCTTTTTAAGGACGCTGCGAATGTAATATTTAAAAGCACCAAGTTTCGCTTCGTCAGAAAGATGAGGTAATTGCTGACGGAAATGCCAGTCCTTTCCATCTGGTAAAATGAAATCCCACTGAATTTCACTATTGCCTACCAGGCGAACATTTTGCTTTGAGAAAAGGCTTTCGTCCTCCCCTCCTAATGGAGCCATAGCTAAGACTTCATTTTCATGGGTGAATGCTTGCGGCTTCATAACAACCTCTTCTTGGGTGCTTGTCATGTTATAGAAGGCAGGCGATGACGGTGTCATTTTTCGGGAACTAACCTACCCACTTACATTATGCCATGCTCTCGTTACTTATGGCGAAACCATGCGCACTCCTTACCGATACCATCAGTTTTGAATACGGTATGAACCAGAGGGCCAGTGACGAGCCTGTCAGCAAATGATTGCGCGACAATACCGAACGCCAGCATGTCACCCACCGCAGCGCCAGCCTGTTCTTTCTTCCAAAAACGATAACTCTCTATCCGGTAGTAAAGACGGATGATGCCGTGAGCGAACGCCATTACATCATTGCGGGTTCCACCCAGCAGACCAGCGTTAAGCATCACATCGCCGCGGTGCGCTTCAATGAATTCCTGATAGATACGCTCAGGGTGATTCTGTTTCGCCCAGGTGTCGGCGTAGGTCTTCGGTTCAGAACCGACATATACCTTCCCGGGTTCCATTTCTTCCCACGGTGCGCGAAGCATTTCGACATCGGTACCATCGGTGCACCAGACAAACCGGTATTCAGGATGATTGCGCAGGTGCTGCCAGATGTGCAGCCAGCGCCGGAAGTAGACATTCATCTGCACGTCAGGGACGCAGTGAAGTTCAACATCTGCCGGGGCTGTCTGCAGTTCATCCACCAGCGCGATACGTCCACACTGCCGGAGTGATGCGGCCCATTTAGCCAGCATGTCAGGCGAGGCCGTCAGTTTAGTACCGCGCTGAGGGTCAGGCTGACTGGTGAGCAGCGTTGTGATTACCACGTCGCGCTGCTGCCGGTATTCAACGTAACCGGTATACCCTGCATCGCGTCGTTCGTTGTGGATCTTCACGTTACGTTCCACCAGCGCCTGGCGGTCGGGCCTCGGCACTGAACGCTCTACGGCCTCATGCTCATCGAGAGAATGGATAAGCTTTTCTGAACCGACGACATCAGCGTATGCCCACGTCGTGAGGCCAGCGTTATGAATCCGCAGGGCGAGGTCACTGTGTTCGTACATGCCGCGACCATAAACCGGATCGAATCCGCCTACCTTCTCGATGGCGCTGCGGTGGTAATAAAGCATCACGCCGCGCTGCCCGGTGTACGCCACATGCTGATCGTCACGGTAAAGCACCGAAAGGTCATTCAGCTTATTGCGGCCAGCCAGATCGAGAAACTGGTAAGCCAGGTGCGGCTCTGGTGATTCGATGTAAGGCAGGTGCCAGTTATCAGCGATGGCATACGCATCGTCGTCCCACAAAAATAAATGTTCGCATCCTGAGTCCATAAGGCATTCAAGGCTGGAATTTTTCGATGCGACAATTCCTCGTGACTTATCATGTCGGATTAAATTGCACCACTCCGGCACTTTTGCAGGAGGGTTGGACCCGTCATCAATGACGAATACCACTGCGCCGGGAGGTAAATGTTTTCGATGTTGCTCAAGTGAATTGGCGAGCACCTGCGGCCTGTTATGCGTAGTTATCCCGATGCCGATTTTATTGTGAGAAACGCTATCGGCGCGGACATAAGGAACCCCATCAACAATGACGTCCATTATTTTCCCTCAAATTCGTATCGTGCTTTCTCAACCGCAGCCGTTGCTTCGGATAATGTCTCAAATTCCTTTTGGAAAATGATATCGCCATTTCTCGTCAGTCTTGCCCTGTACTTACCGCTTTCCCTGATTGAGACGCCCATCACACCAGTCGAGCTCACAGGCTTTATTCGATTCCAGATATTTACTGTGTGCGTTACCACTCTTAGGTGTTTTGGGTTGACACACTTTCGGTTATGGCAGGCGTGATCAAGTTCAAAACCATCAGGTACATTCTTGACCAGTAGTTCATAACTGGCTTTGTGTGCCAGGGTCATAACCCCTTTGTGTTTGAACATTCCATAACCGTCTGGATTTATGTATGCAAGCCAATTCCAGCATCCGGTTGAATCATCAACCATATACTTGCTTCTCAGTCTATCGAGTGGTGATTTTGCTTCGAGGGATCCCGTTTTATAGAGTCGCAGATAATGCATCTGGCACATGCCTTTGCAATGCGCTGGCCGTTCACATGAATTAACGGAACAGGTTTTCCCTGCATTTCTAACAAGTCCGCTCATCGGAATTACCTTTTAGTGATGAACCTTGTCGCACAGGAGATCCGGCCCTCAGAAGGCTCCGACACCAGCCGGTTCCTCAAGGGTCATCCTGAAAAGTTCTGAGTAGAATGTGCGCGTGCGATGCGCATTAAAAAGCCCCGCTATTGCGAGGCTCTGTTTTCCTTCTGGCAGTTCGCCTGCCACGCTTTGTTATGTGCCAGGATGTCTTTCTTCGTCTGGCGATCCATGACGTCGATGTCGTGATCGGTCAGGTAGATTGGCTTTACCCAGTCACAGGCGGTATCAACCACCACCGGGACGGTTCCACGTGTCACGCAGCTCGCGATCAACATCGTCATCAGGCATGCGGTTAACAGTCTGCTGTACATTGCTGGCCTCTTTCGTTGCTTCTACCCGGCGTTCGGCTACTGCTTCAGTGGCTGCGGCCTTTTCTTCGGTGCGCTGCTGGTCTGCTTTGGCTTCCGCTTTGCTGGTGCCGCGTGAATGGCCAATGCCAAAGGCACCAGCGATAGCAGCCATAACAAGTGCAGCAATACCGATTATCGTTTCTAAACCCATATCAACCTCATACCAGTACTGTTTTGGCCTGACCGAAGCGAGCGCGACGATCTTCCAGTCCGTTCGTTCCGCCGTTGATAATCTTCGTCACGCGCATCAGGTCGCCAGAATGATTAAGGCAGCCCTTAGTGACAAAGAACCATGCCGCACTTCTTGCCGCGTATACGTCTTCAGCGAGCAACTGAGGTTGCTTAACCAGATCAACTTTCAGGCCGTTTCCACAATCACGGTAGTTGTTGAGGCCGGTAATCTGGATAAGCCCACGCCCACGGTATAACCAGCCGTCGCCGGGTGCGCTGTTACCCATGCGTTTGCTGTATACCAGGTTCGCAATGGCTCGCTGGCGCTCAATCGGTAATGTCCGTTCTTCAGGGCGGCGGCCTAACGCGTTTGCCTGTTCTGCGGTAAGGCGTCCTGCACGAATGAAGTTAACTAGTGCGGCAATCCGGTAATTGAAGCTCTCCACCAGGAGAGTGAAGCCAGCTGATTCATGCCCAACCTGCGCAATGAACATGGCCTGGTCTACCGGCTTGGTAATGCCGAATTCTTTCATCGCATCGGTGACTGGCTGAAACCAGCGCGCAGCTAACTCGGCGCTTAGCCCAGCCGCCTTTTGAAATTGTGATTGGTTCATTAGTGCCTCAGTGCATCAACCAGACGCGCCACGTTTCCCCGAGCCCAGAGAACGGCAGCGCATATCAGGACGTTCACCAGCACCACAAACCAGTGCGATTCATGGTACAGGCCGAACAGATAACGGAAAGGAACGCTGGCGTATACCAGAACCGTGAAATAAGCCATCAGCGAGATCAGTGGGCGATGTCTCGCCCCACCTCGCTGGTAGAACATCAGGACAAGGACGATTACGCCGCAAATAACGGCGTTCACCATCGCACTCGGATCACTTGTTACCATTGCTGGCCCCTCCTCCACGTAAGCGAGAGAGAATTCCAAACAGGCTACCCAAATCCTGACTGTTGACGAACGTCAGCAGCTTAATAGCCACTGCGGCAACTATTACCGCGCCCAGCGCATCAAGTGGCCTGTCGCTATACCCCGTCCATTTGGAGAAATAAGAGCCAAGCAGTGGCGCGCCGATAACGCCGAAGATGAATGAGGTGATGAAGTAACCCACCAGCTTAAGGCGGCTGATATTAACCGCCGTAGCGACGTAGAACACCGCGCCAGCGAATGCGCCAAACACCACACCGTAATCTATGCCGGTTGCCAGGCCGAACATGCTGGCCCCCATCAGACCACCAGCAGCTACCGTAGTGCCAGAAACAGGATCGGACATTTAGCCCCCTCTTATTGCCGTGAGTCCTCTCAGATTGAGGGGAAACAAAAAAGGCCACCCGATGGCAGCCTTAGAAAAGCAAAACCCCGCCGAGGCAGGGTTTCAATGTTTGATTTCGTTTGGACGGTATCTTCCACGATTAGAAGCATACAGGACAGTTTTATGCAAAGTCAACACTAACGTGCAAAAAAGTGTCGCCATTTGCTCCGATCATATTAATAAGTTGTCGCCTTCTCAAATTCGACTGCTGCGTGACGCTCCCCCTGGCGCAGAGTGTCCACCAGCATTTCATAGAAGGGTTTCCAGTTGCGTGACCATGAGGATTGATGGAGGTCCGGGAGACGCTTCAGAATGGCACGGTGTACCGTCGCCGAGGAGATTGCAGAGAAGCCATTACCAGAGCAACGTTCACACGTTTTGAAAACCGGTGCGCCGCGGTCTTTAGTCGCTTTGCGGTCCAACACTTCGCCTTTACCGCCACACCTGCACCGGGCAAGGATCACTTTCTTTCCTCCGCATGTTCCGCAAACCCTATTCACAAGCTCATTTTTAATCTTCGGGGCCACCACTTCGGCACCGTCGGCGTCGAAAATACCAGGATGTTTAATCACATCCTCATTCGCTGAGAAAAACCCGGTCCCATTGCAGCTGTGACACGTCACGCTGGTAGCCGCCGAACGGGAATAATCAGCAAAGGCAAATTGCGCCAGCATCTGCATACACCATCCGAACTGCCCACCAGCTGCTTTGCGAACATTCTTCGGTGCGACATCCATCGCATATCGCGCCAGCGCCTGAACTGCGAGCTGTTCATCCGTTTTGCTGATTCCCGCTTTACCGAAGAACGCCGCCAGGCCGAAGCGCGCACGGCTGCTGGTGGTGCCAATCGCCGCCATTACATCTGTTCCTGTAAGGCGATCCGGAGAGGTTCCTTTCACGTCGTCGCTGATGTGCATGCCCTGAGGGCTGAAATGTTTGAGTGATGCTTCCAGTTTCATTCTTCACACTCCCCTACCAGGTTAAGAATCACCGCCGCGCCGTCGTTTTCCATGTACTGGGCCTTTTCACTTTCAAGGAACCAACGACATACCTCGATAGCTTCAGCTCGCGTCACGGGTTTGATGGTAGCAAGCAATTTTTCAAGGTAGCGCTCGCGGTCATGTACGGATTCGTGGTGTTCGGAGTAACCGTATTCGTGTTCGAGCTCGTTCCCGGCAGTGTTGCGCGCCCAGTAAAGCCAGTCCCAATAAATCAGCTCACGGACTACATCCGAAAGCGTGTGTGGCTCAGGCAACACATCGCGATATCCATCAACAAATGCCCGACGCTGATCATCAATTTCATACATACGGCTGCCGTTAATGCTGCCTGCTTTCTTCTCGGCCGGAGTCCATCCCCAACGGTGATCGGCGATAAATTTCGGGGAAGACTTGATTACTCTCTCAGCTTCAACATCTTCGAGCGCGGCCTCATAGCTGCCGAAAGTAGCCCTGACTGATGCTGCTTTTTTGATGCTCTCCCGGGCGTTCTTGATTGTCCGGTCCGGGTTATCCATGCCGATGGTACCGAAAGCAACCTGGAAAGGATCGCCACCATTCGCCAGCAAATAACGCGCGTAACGTTTCTCGGCCTCTTTTGGGGAGATTTCAATTTTCTCCAGCGCGGCTTCGGCTGCGTCCAGATGTGCGGGTTCGTTCAGACGGATCACCTCCAGCACCCAACGATAAGCGTCAGTCTGCTTATGCCCGGTGATTCTCCGTTGCTCGGG